AAAAGTTACTAGTCCAGCGCCATCACTAATAGCGTCTGCCGTCAGGACCTTATACTCACTATTGACCTCGATAGGATCTCCTGCTAAGGCAATAGTGGTAGAGAGAGCTGCTCCATCGCAGTCTAGCGAGAGCCCTAATTGTGCTGCACCAGCTACCAACGGAGTCGCCCCCGTGTAGCCAGCCCCTTGCACCCATCCAGGAGCTTCTACTTCGAATGTATTACCCAGCTTAGCTAGTTGCACTAGTGCTGCCCACCAAGCCCGTGTAGGTGCAAGCTTCTGGGTCTTAATAGGGAACTCAAGCACCCAGAGTGCTTTGGTAGACTGGACTATAACAGCACCGCCGTCAAAGAACTCTAGTGCACTATCACCACGGATCAATTGTAGACTCATGGAGCGTGCGTCAACTGATGGAATAGTAATAAGTGCCATTATAAATCCTATGCAAACCCTGGGCGTCTGAGTCGAGCCATAGTGTGATCGGTTGACGCCTGGATAATCTGAGGTGCCAGCTCTGAGCGGACGATCTCCTTGAGCCTCGCGATGGTGCCGGCATCAGCTCCAGGAGCACTAATGTTGATTGTTAAGCCACCACCATCACCACCACCCATCTGATCTCCACGACGCACACTTACAGTTTCACCCGCTTTAGCCATGAAGGATACTGGTACATTATCGCTACCCCCGGAACCCCGAATCTTAAAGGAACCACCCGAAGCAAACTCCATAGCTGGGTTGAAATCTGGATGCCCTGTAGGCGCTGGTACAGGAGAGCCTCTGAAGATCCCTGAGAGGACGCCTTGTATGTTATCCAAGAACCCTACACGGATAATAATCTTGAGTAGTTCGCGTGCGAGGTCTCGTAGCACATCCTTAACATCACCACTCCTGGTGATGATACGCTCAAAGCCATTAACGATGGCGTTGGCTGCTGATGTTCCCGCTCGAGCCCACCTATTCGTTAGCTGGAGCATATCCTCAAGTGCGTCACGGTAGTCATCCAATATGGGCCGGACCACACTCATCTCGAATCCGGCCTTACGGAATGCTTCCGCCATCCGAGCAATAGGGGCTTCAACCTTCTCGAAGATTTCCAGGCTCTCTGGACCTGTAGCTAGTGCCGCAGTTTGGAGACGCAGCTGCTTTATCTTATCCTTGGCTACCGCAAGAGCCTCGTTCATCTTGTTTTCGGCCGATGCTCTCTTGTTGGCTTCTTTAGTGGCCTTTGATTTCGCGTCCGCGAGTTTCGCCTCTAGGGCTATGGTCTCAGTTATTATAGCCTTAAACCTTTCCCACATGTCGTTCTGTGTATTGACGTCCTCGTTCGTCGCCTCTAGGACTTTCCGGAATGCTTCAGCGGGCTCGGTGATATTCTCGAAAATGTCAAGTGCCTCAGGACCTTTATGGAGTGCTGCAAGTCGTGCGGCCATTGAGTCTAGCGTCGTGTTGGCATCCTCCAACGCTTGTGGTGCTGCAACCATTCGCTGGAATTCTTCATTGGCCTTGCGTGACATTCTGGCAACTTCAGCGATGCCCTCCGCAATACCTTCGGCAGTCTCAGGGAAACGCATCCCTGTGATAATCCACAACCTATCAGCGAATGACTTTAGTTCGGTGGCATTAAGCTTAGCAACTGGTGCTAACGCCGTAAAGTAGTCCTTCAGGAATTCAACGCTCTTGGATGATCTGCCGACGGCCCAAACAGCATCACGCATGATAAATAGTTCTTTGGCAACCTTGTCTACCTCTGTGACCTGCTTGGTGAAGGCCATTGTAAGAGGTGGGATTTCCTTCTTGACCTCCGCAGCAGCGTCTTGAGCCGCTTGCCATGCAGATACAACCTTAACGCTTGCCCCAGACAAGTCCGTGAATTGCTCGGAGGCATATGGTATTTGATTGGCAAGTGATTGTATCAACTTCGAAAAGAGTACACTAGCACCGGAAGCTTCATTCAAGCGATTGAACATGTTGACAAAGTTATTGCCCATGACAGAGAATGCGCCGCCAACTGTATCGAGGTTCCTCTCTGCTTTAGAGCCCAAACCCTCGAGCCCATCGCCGAACTTGGGTAGGAACTCATCGGATATAACTTCGCCAGCCTTCAGCATGCGATTCAGCTCGCGGGTCGACACACCCATAGCTTCGGCAGCTATACGGAATGCGCCCGGCAATCTATCACCCAACTGACCACGAAGTTCTTCGGCCTGCACAGTACCCTTGGACATGATCTGTTCAATAGCGCGCATGACGCCTTCAACGTCTGCCCCCGATAGTTTCAGTGCTGCTGCAGCTCTGGCTACTTGGGTAAATATCTTACGTGCTTTGGCTCCTTCCAAATTGGTGCCTTGAGATGCGGCTAAGAACCTAGAATAAGACTTGCCTAGGACTTCCATGCTTAAGCCTAACCTATTTGCTAGGTTAGCCGTGAACTGGAGTTCCTTCCTTCCTTTCGCCATGGAACCCGTAGCGGCTTCAAACCTATTCTTGAGTCCCTGGATCCTATCACCAACCGTAATAATCTTGGCCCCAAAGACAGTGAGCCCCACAACAAGACCCGCGATACCCGCGAACCAGAGAGCACCCGCTGGAAGTGCTCCTCGCATGATGATGGCAGATACTGATCGTATGCGAGCCCCAAGGCCAGACAATGGGCCTAGAGCGAGTACAGCGGATGACTCCAAGTCCCTTAGGAGCACTGAGTATTTCTTGAGTCCTACCCCACCCTTCTCTTGCGCTTGGTTAAAGGCCTTTAATTGGGTCTTCGATTTGGCCAGTGAATGTGAGAAGGCATCGAAGGCTCTACCAACTTCGTGGGTAGCTGTTTTGGATGATGTAACGCGTCTTCGGAGGAGTGCAAAGGCAGACGAGACTTGCCTGACCTCCTGGGATCTCTTATCCATCCCAGAGGCGAGCATAGCCTTTCGGAGATCTATAGTTGCCCGCAGTTGCTTCTGCAGAGCCCGCGTATTGGCTTCGCGGGCCTTAACAGCAGCCTGCGCACCCTTCTCCGAGGACCTAGCCAACTTATCGGTGGCTTTCTGGAACTTGCCAATCTCACTAATGGCTTTGCGCAAACCCTTAGTATCAGCAGCAACACCGAAATTGATTTGGCCTATATTAAGTGCCACAAGTCCTCCTACCCTTTAGCCCGTGCTTTAGCTCGTGCTTCAGCTTGGCGCTCCTCTCTACCCTCGATCTTCCTGAGGGCCATGTAGTGTGCTATGTCGTCTGCTGTCGCCTCCTCAAGGACCTCGTGAAGATATTTGCCATGTTCGATAGCATAACTTACGAGGACTCGTCTAAAGGGTCACCCAATAGACCCTCCTCGGCTGCACCTAAATCAATACCCGTGAGCCGAGCAATTACGATTTGCACCTGATAGAGCTCCTCAGTAAAGGGCCAAGCCAGGATCTGCTCACGATCACCTTCCTCAAAGACTTTCTCATCCGTACCAGGTACGTATGCGTAGTTAAGGAACACATCAGTAGTGCGCTTTCTTTCGTCGTCCTCTTCCTTGCTATTTAGGATAGCGTCAAGCGAAGGCTGACGGAGCTCAATCTCGCAACCAAAGAGGGTTACGATCTCACTGTCGGGCTTATGCTTCTTACCGATAAGTGCTGCTCTGAGTTGGTCACGTGTTAACACCGTTTTTACTTCTGCTAGTTCATTCATGTCATTGCCTTTGTCAGTTTATACCAGTATTACTTATACCACAGCGTATTCATCGGTGCCTTGAAGCTCCATTGTGAATACGTTCATGTTGCTTAGCCCACCACTCAATGAGATGTCGGTGGCTACGAATGTACCCTCAACACCATCGTTCGGGGTTTGACCAATAGCACCTTCAGGCAGATACTGAAGCTCATAGGTGTTAAGCTCACTGACCCAGGAAGTAATTGCTACCTGGATTGCTGTGGCGAGGGTAGTGCTTGTGAATTGCCAGTTGAATGGGAACTCAACAGCCGGGTTGGTTTCTTCGATTGGGACGCTTAGTGTGAAGTTAAGCGTTTCCTCTTCGAGTGCTCCTACAGTACCTGCCTGTGCAGCTGTAGCGAGCTTGAAGAAGCCCCGAGCGATGGCTGACCCGTCACCGGCTGGATCGATATCGATAATCAGCTCGCTCCTCGCGATTAGCGCGGCGCGTAAGTCCTCAGTCGAATCATAGATCCCACCAAGCTCCAACGCTACGGTACGGAGACCAGAGGTGAAGATCCGTGTACCTGAATTCGCCTGAGCGGTAGCGAAGTCCGTCTCATCGATAGCTTCGGCCGTCATAGACATATTGTAGGTGTTCGCTTTACCTACAGCCGCCAACGGTAGATAGTCGTAATCCATCGTGATAGGTGTTGTCGGGGTGTAGGACGCTACAAACGTCACACGACCAAAGAGGTAATCAATACTCTCGATGTCCGCAGCCGCGACAGGCGCAGCGTTATCATCCACCACAAGGGTTGCGGTTTGACGATCCATGACCCTCTTGGTTACATCATCGACCTGATAAGTCTTGCCGGTTACGAGGGAGCATGCTTCATCGGCCGTCGCTGTGGGTGTACCACCCTGCTTAATCTCAGCCAGGTAACCAGCGAAACCCTTAAAGATGCCATTACTGGAAATACCCCAGCCAACGAGACCAACCTCATTAGACTGGAACGTTTGGCCTAAGATCGTATCATCGATCTGTTCGGCCTCGGATTGGAAGCTACCCTCGGAACCAGGCAGCGGGTACCACGTAACACCGGCATCATCCGATAAGTTAATTACTTTTGCCATCTCTACTTCTCCTTACAGGGCAGTTCTGTTACTGTTTGCCACTACCTGTGGTTCAATGATTAGGGCGAAATTGATTACGAATAGTGGCCGCATATCGTCATCTCGCCCTATAAATCCAAGATCACCTTGGGCATTAATAGCCACAACGCGATCACCATCCACCGTCGTGAAGCTTGTTACGCCTAGGAGAATATCCTTGACGGCTTTGGCTTCACGGTAGGTGTCCAAATACCCATTGACTGCACCTCTCACCATTACTTGGCATGAGGGGTAATCTAATAGCCACTTCGGGTTGGAATCGAGCCCAAACGTATCGCTAATCATGATGACGTCGTCGG